GATATTGATTCTTACGGATACCTCGCTGCATGGGATGCAGTACATTGGTCCTCCCTTTACCTTTGGTTTTCAGCAACTGGGTGCCAACTGCGGGTGCATTGGAGCGCATGCGGCGGTAGACGTAAACGGGCTTACCTTCTGGATGGGAGGAGAGGCGTTTTACGTGTTCGATGGTACGGTCAAGAAGTTACCCTGCACGGTGCAAGACTACGTGTTTGACGACTTCAACTCAGTCCAAGGAACGCGGGTCTTTGTGGGCCTGAACTCGGACTTCAATGAGGTCACGTGGTGGTACTGTTCAGCGGATTCCGATTACATCGACCGTTGCGTTACCTACAATTACTTGGAGAACGTCTGGTCTATCGGAAGTATGTCCAGAACTTGGTGGGAAGATGCTTCTGTATTCAAGTACCCCACGGGATTTGAGTATCTTTTGAACAGTTCAGAGGCCTCAATCTCGACCATATATGGACTGAGTAATGGCCGATCACTGCCGTATTCCCAGGAATATGGGCTAAACGCCAATGGAAGTGCCATCACCTCCTACATAAAGTCGGGATACTTCGACTTGGGGGACGGGGACGAGATGCTTTTCATGCGTCGATTCATCCCCGACTTCAAGGAGCAGGAGGGAGACCTTACCGTCCATCTCCTGTTGCGGCCATATCCGCAGGGAACTGCTACGCCCAGCTCCTTGGACCCTTATACAATCTCCCCGACCACTACAAAGGTAGACACTCGCGCGCGCGGGCGGCAGATTTCTCTGCGAATCGAGAGCGACGATTTGAATACCAGGTGGAGATACGGGACGCTTCGTGTTGACCTGCAGCCGGACGGCCTTAGATGAGCAAAATTCTCAACGTCCGCTTACCCAACGCCGCTCCCCAGGCCTACAGCGCGGAGCAGTTCAACCAGTTGGTGCGTTCGCTTGAGCAGGTCATCCTTCAACTCAATACCACCTACACGCCTACGGGTTCTGACAACGCAGCTGGCCAAGGACAGTGGTTTGGAGGGGCGGCAGGGGCTTCCGGGATTGCAGGTCCACAGGGCGCACAGCAGCTGGTGCTTCCCCATGGGGCATTTCACAGTAACCAAGACCAGACTGCCGCATCCACAACGGTAGGATATGCCCTCACTTACGATACAACTGACTATACCCGTGGGGTGCATGTCGTAGACAACTCAAAAATCAAAGTGGACTACGCCGGGGTGTACAACATCCAGTTCAGCGCCCAGATGATCAACACGGATTCCCAAATCCACGACGTGGACATCTGGTTTGCGAAAAACGGGACGAATATCGCGGAAAGCAACAGCAAATTCAGCGTAACCGAGCGCCACGGTAGCGTGGACGGGGCGATTATCGGGGCTCTGAATTTCTTTGTGGACATGAATCCGAACGATTATGCCGAGATCTACTGGAGAACTTCAAACACGAGCGTTTCCATGCAGCATCTTCCAGCGGATACTTCTCCTACCCGGCCCGCGACCCCCTCGGTTATCGTTACCGTGGCTTACGTATCGTCACTGAGCTAGAAAAATGGCAAACAAATATCTCAGAAAACGTATCTCACCCAGCGCAGCAACCGAGACGGACCTGTATACCGTGCCTACGGCAAATACTGGCATCCTGAACTCTCTCCGGGTCACCAATGCCAACGCTTCGCGGGCCTCGGTCACCGTTTCGCACTACGTCAGCGGGTCTGCCACGGAATACTACCTGCTGCGTTCATACGTGCTCGCGCCGAACGCTTCTATGGACGTTTTTAACGGGGTTCCCTGCATCCTGGAGGCCGGGGACAAGATTTCTGTCGAGTCGTCAGTGGCGACCGTGTATTTTCACCTGTCTTACTTGGAAGTGGACAGAAACTAGGCTTTTGACGCATTATTAGTGCCACTTTCGCGTCCTTTCCACGGCGCGCGGCCCACGGGCCATGGCACAACATAGGAAAGGTACGAACTATGGCCGAAGGCATCATGTCTCTCCCTAATTCTCCGGAAAATCCGGAGGATATGGCCGCTCCCGCTGCTCCCGAAGTCTCTCGCGAGGACATCAAGAAGTTTGAGGACGCAGGTCGTCAGTATGCCAATGAAAACCCCGTGGCATTCGGCGAAGACCTCCTGTCTGCTATTGGCGAGGCCGATCCAGGCGTCGTTGAGGAGTTTGTCCAAGTGCTGTCCGGGGCGGACATTCCGGACGAGCTTTTGGACGCCATGGGCCAGATGGTAGATGCCCTTGTTTCTGAGCCTGAGAATTACGAGGAGAACCGTCTCGGATTTATCCAAGAGGGTGTTCCTGAAGACCTCCTTCCAGAGCAGTATGACCCAGCGTATTTTGCTGCACTGAACATTGCGCTTGACAAGATTTCAGCGCAAAAGTCCTCCCGCCCTGAGATTCCAGAAGAAATGCAGTTCGCAGAGGGGGGCTTGGCCACCTTGGCGGACTATGGTCGCAACGGGGATACGATGCTGGCCCATATCACGCCGCATGAGGCGAGAATGCTTCGTCGGAGAGGCGGCAGCGGTACGATTAACCCGGTCACGGGTCTTCCAGAGTTCTTTTTTAAGAAGTTATTTAAGGCGATTGGGAAGGTATTCAAGGCAGTTGGCAACGCGGTTGTAGCCATAGTCAAACCGGTCGTTAACGTCGTTAAGAAAGTTGCCGAAAACCCCATTGGGCGCGCCGTTTTAACTATTGGCGCAACGATGCTTTTGGGGCCTGGCGGAGCGCTTTTTGGGGGCGCTGGTTTGGCCGGTTCGCTCGGAATGGCTGCGATGCCTAACCTGGCGCTTGCCTTCAACACCGCCGTTGCCAGTACGTTGGTTAACTGGGCCGGAGGGCAGAAGTTCTCTGACGCCCTTAAGAACGGTGTCATCGCAGGGGCTACAGCTGGTATTGGCGCAAAGGTATTAAATTTAACGCCAGAAGCATATACCAAGGCAGCGGAGCAGGCGGCAGGGGCTAAGGCGACGGGGCTCGGAGAGTCTTATTCGGGAGACATTCCGGAAGCCAAAGAACTTTCTGCGCCGGCACCTATTGAAGACCGCTCTGTTGCCGTCACTTCTGCTAAGGAAGCTGGCAAAGCCGTAGGTTCTCCTGTATCCGCTTCTGAAATAAGCACCGCAGCAGGTTCTCCCACCAGTGCGTCCACCGTTGCCGAACAGTCTTGGCTTGGGAAGACCTTTGGAAAGCCCGGTGAGTGGATTAACGAAAACATCATGCCGAGCGGGATCAAGGCAAAAGGAGAGGCGGCCCAATACGATGCTTTCAACCGCGCCTTTGCCAAGACTGGAAGCGAAACACTCGCCACAGAAGCGTTTAACAAGGCTGCCCCTGGTTTTCTTAGAACCTACGGGCCGTTGGCCGCCGTCGGTATTGGTGGAGCCTATCTGGCGGGAGCTTTTGACCCTGCTACAGGAGAAGATGCAGGCCCTCCTCCCGGATATGAGGGAATGATTGACGAGCGATATGCAGGGAAGACCGGGTACCAGCTTTTGGAAGAAGACCCCCAGAAGTGGGCATTCAAACTTGGGGATGTGGAAACCACCTATTCCAATATTGACCCCTATGCCAGCAATTACTCGTCCTCGTCTCCTTCAGCACGTGGTGGCGTTGGATCTCTGCTGACCTATGCCGCACACGGCGGAGAGATGCGCCCGCAGGATTTTCCAAGAAAAACAGGACCTATTGACGGCCCTGGAACGGGCACTTCCGATTCAATCCCAGCCATGCTCTCCGACGGAGAGTTTGTCATGACGGCAAGGGCTGTCAGGGGCGCTGGGGGAGGTTCTCGGCGAGAAGGAGCGAAACGTATGTATGCGCTGATGAAGTCGCTGGAGAAGTCTCATGGCTGATATGACAACTACCACTCAGATTGTCCGTGAAGCCCCCGAGGTCGAGGCCCAAAAAGCGGCTGTAATTCAGTCAGCCAAAGAAGAGCTAGAGAAAAAACTGAGCCTTCCCGCTTATATCGCGGCGGGGCTGTCTCCAACGCAGTTGCAGGCCATGGATCTTGCCCAGCAGGGCATCGGTCTTTATGAAGACTATTTGGATTCTGCCTCGGAAGCTATTACTCAAGGCCAAGACTTGGCCATGCTTGGTGCTCAAGATATCTACGGCATCAACATGGACCCGCAGTTCCAAGCGGCTCGCGAGGCCTACCAGCAAGGCATCATTTCCGCTGACCAGCTTGATCAATACCAGCAGAACATCGCAGAAGGACAGAAGTACATCCAGCGAGGGGCGGGGGTCGTGGGCCGCGCTGCTGGAATGGCGGACGATTATCTCCAAGCCGATCTCGCGCGTGCTCAGGGCCTGATGGGCCAAGGCGCGGCTGCGGTTCGTGGCGCAGAACCTGATTTCACAGCGGCAGAAAAAGTTACTGGACGCTTAGGCACTTATGCTCAACAAGCGGGGCGTGGGGCGACTGACGTTGCGGGAGGAATCGCTGGGATTAACCAAGCGCAGCGGATGCTCCGTGGAGAGACTGAAGCGGACCTTGGGGCAAGCCAAGCGGCTATCCAGCAGGGTCTTCGCGCAACACGAGCGGCGGACACTGATTTCACAGCGGCAGAACGCGCTGCACAGAGCCTTGGGCAGTACATTAACGCCGCTGATGCCGGATTGGGCACCGTGGCCCAAGGTACACGAGGCATGGCCCAAGCAGCACGGTCAGCCGATGAGTATGCCCAAGCCGATCTTGATCGTTCACAGGCCTTGATTAACCAGTCCGCGCGCCAAGCGCAGCAGGCGGACGTTAATATGTCTTTAGCCAATCAGGCGGTTGGCGCTGGAATTCAAACAGCAGAGGGGATCTCTGAGGCGGCAATGCCTGCCCAGCGCCAAGCCGCGCGAACCATTAACCTTGGTATTGAGGGCCTTCTGCAGGGAGCAGAGGGATATTCCCCTGAATCTGCCGAAGCGTTCATGAGTCCTTACCAGAAAGCCGTCACTCGGCAGGCGATGCAGGAGATGCGCCGACAGGCAGATATTGCACGTCAGCAGATGGCCGCGCAGGCGGTGAAGGCGGGAGCGTTTGGCGGAACTCGTGAAGGTGTCCAGCGCGCTGAGTTTGAACGCAATGTTCAAGATCAGATGCAGCAAAAGATTTTGCAGGACTACGCCCAGAACTA